AACCCATATGGACTTTATTGATGTAATTGGCATTCAGATTGCCCTTAACAATTATAAGGAGTATTTAATATATTTCAGATAAGGAGTTGCGGGTGATCCCCGTATATTCAAACTCTACATATATTAACATATTCAAACTAGTTGTTATGTTTTATACTTATTGTTAAGAACTTTGTTATTCAGCCATCTATGGCTGCCTTTTTAGGCTCAAATAGAACCATTTTTGTACATACATATTGGTCACAATACCAGTGACCCTGCATATTATTATACAGACCTTAATGTCTATAAACTTTTAATATAAAAATTAGTGTTTGCAAAAATCAAAACGACGGTCTCACATTGTAGTGAATCCGTGTCCTACTTTATAGTAGGGAAACAAATTTTACTGATGTATCGATTGATACCTAATTTATTTAATTAGCAGTTCTCGTAGAACAGATCTAAGCTGTAATTAACAGCACGCCTTTGGATGCGGCATAGACATCCAGAACTGGGGCTTTTTATTTCAGCGTCCAAAGAGCGCTTAGCTAGGTTATACCCCGTAACCAAGGCTATAAAATCATTTTCTGCCATGTTCACAGATACAAGAATGTCCTTTAATACTCAAGGTAAAGTATTCTCCAATTATATGGAGGACGTTAAACAAAAGTTTAACACAGTAAATCTCGCAACTGTGCAAGCAGTAGCGTTAGTTTTGGAAGATATCGCTAAATATAGCAATCTTCCTTTAAATGATTCTATCACTAAAGAAGTTGAAGGCTTTGTAGCCTTATTTATTACTATTTGTGGTTGTAAAAATGTTTCAGCTGTTGTTAGTGCTGTATTTTTGTACGTTCGATCTCATTTTGAGACATCTGTTACAAAAGCTATCACTAATTATTTGCTTGATTGCATTAAATTTGAACCACATTCTAATGAAGAAGATCCAGATTGGCTAACTTTCATTAAAACTGTCCAAAATAACTGGGATATTTGTAAGACTAATAAATTATTCGGTCATCTATCCAAAATTATGGGCGTTTTAGTTACCATGGGATTATGCAAAGCTTCATCTTTGACACTATCTATTAGCGATTTTAAATTATTTGAACCAGATATTCGATCAGTTCATGGTAATGCTACAAACATTATTGATGCTGTTTTATCAACAGTTACATATTTTGTTGAAGGTATTTACCTTTCTATCAAAACTGGTTCATTTAAACCATTGTTATTTTCATCTAAAAATGCTTTAGAATTGGATGAAGAATTTTCCACTATTAATTTATGGTGGGATTTAGTTAAGAATGGTAATTTAGAACGTGTTGCTAATGTACCTGAATCAGAATTTGACAATCGTCTTGAAAGATTGTGCACCCGTATTAAACCAATGGTTTCAACTGTTTTTGGTTTCGAAAAGAAATTACTTATGGATAAAGTGAATCGATTACTTAAGATTAAGAATGATTATATCACACTTAAGATTAGTAGTGGTGTTCGCAAAGCTCCATTTGTTATTGAACTTTTTGGTGAATCTAGTCAGGGAAAAACCACTTTTGGTGATCAAATCGTTGATGCATTGTTATGTAGCGCTAATTTACCTCTAGGTAAGGAGTATCGAGCCTCCTATAATCCTAGCGATAAATATATGTCCAATTGGTCAACCAATAAATTGGTTTTGATCATGGATGACGTTGCCAATGACAAAAGCGATTTTGTCGAACGACCACCAACTCGTGTCATTATTGATGTTTGTAATAATCAGCCATTTTATGCCAATATGGCTGATTTAGAGAGTAAGGGTAAAGTATTTGTAGAACCAGCTATTGCAGTTGTTAATACAAATGTTAAGCATTTAGATGCTTATGTTTATTCTAATTGTCCTTATTCTATTCAACGTCGTATGCATGTTGTGATAACTGTTAAAGCAAAACCTGAATTTCAACATATGGTTGATGGTAAAACTCAAGGTATTGATCCCGCTAAGATTCGTGCATTTTATGCTAAATCTGGCATTCAACCAACCTTTGATGATATTTGGGTTTTAACAGTTGAACGTGCTAGACAACCAAAAGATATGGATAATTTAGCAACTTATATTCCACTAGAATGGAATGGACAGTTGCTAAAAGATGTTGGTTTTTCAGTTGTCGTGCAATACCTTATTGAACGTTTTCGAGAACATAGGTTTGATCAAGATTGTATTCTTGATCGTATGCGCAATCGTCAAAATATTGTGCAAACCTGTGGTGTTGATGGATGTTATCACATTAAGGGTTATTGCTCTAAGCATGATGATCTTGAACCACATATTGGTTTTGAAAGTATTTGCCAAGGAATTAATCAAATTACTAATACATGTAATGATACTGTCTATACATGCGTCCAAAGATTTCGACAAATTAATAATATTTGCGAATTTATTCCGGATTTTGGTGTATTTGATAAATTACATTTGGCTTTGAATTTCAAGCGCATGTGGGAATGTTATAAATATTTATCCATGTTTAATTTATTTATGTTAAGTGTGGGTATTTATTATAATTATGGTCTTTTAACTTTGATATTTTCTGTGTGTGCGCAATTATTTATGCACAAATTAGTCTTGTATTATTGTAGACACTATATTAGTACGGATTATCGCATATCTGCTATTGTTACACCTTTCTTTCAAGATAATATTCAAAGTTTTTGTAAAGCTGTTGGATTAGTTGGTATATTGTATTTAGGATCTAAGTTGTTTAATCGATTTGGTGTCCATGGTTCATTAGAACCTAAAGATATGGATGAGATTGCACAACGTGATAGTGAAGACTCTCCCTGGACAAAAGTTGTTAAGCGATCTTTACCAACCACTAATAAGATGTGGACTACTAGTACACAAGATTTAATGAGGTTGGTTGAGAAAAACTTAGTTTATGGTACTGTGGTTATTGGTGACAAAGTTATGATGGTGAATGCTCTATTCATCAAATCTAACTTAGTTATAATTCCAGATCATTACTTTCTTGGGGATTCTATTCTAAATGTTACGTTCAGGAAAAAGAATCCGGATTGTTCTGGCGGGAAATTTGTAGCTAGGATTAGTCGCCAATCCAGTTATCATATACCTAATACTGATTTGGTTGTTTGTTATTCCACTACTGGTGGTTCCTTTAAAGATTTAACACCCTATTTACCATTAGGTCAACATAGGGCTTGCCAGTTCTCCATGTTATGGAGAGCAAAGAGTGGTGAGTTAAATACTTATGAAGGAGTTACTATACCTAAAACTACCAGTAATGGTGTTAAAACTTTCGATGGAGGTGAATATGCTAATTTATCTACACTTACTTTTAGAGGTATGTGTGGTGCAACATTGATATCCCATGGTAAGGTAACATCCATATTAGGTTTTCATTTGGGTGGTAGATCAGGTACTCGTAAAGGTTGTTATGGCATTCTAACTCGTGAAGCTTTTGAATTAGCAGAGGCACACCTTCGAGATGTTGAGGGTGTTTTAATAACAGGATCTGCGGAGAAATTTGAAGTGCAGGTTCTTGAGAAAGAGATATTGAATGATGGATCTATTCATCCAAAATCACCTCTTAATTATATGCCTCATAATTCACAAGTTGAATATTATGGTCAATGTGCGGGTCGTGCATTAAGTTTTTCTAATGTACGAGTTACACCTATTAGTCATATTGTTATGCAAGTAACTGGAGTTCCTAATATTTGGGGACCACCAAAGATGAAACCGGATTGGTTTGGCTGGCAGACATGTCTAGCTAATTTGTCCGTACCTGCATTGCCATATGATCATGAATTACTATCTATTTGTGTTCGTGATTATAAGAGTGCATTGGATAATGTTTTCCGCAATGGGTTGTGGAATGGGTGTAAGCCCCTTGAATATTACCAGAACACTTGCGGTATTCCAGGTAAGAAATTTATGGATGGTATCAAATTGGGAACATCTATTGGTTTTCCTTTAACAGGTAGCAAGCGTAAATATATAGTCCAGGAAGAACCTGATGAAATTTGGCAAGATAAATGGCGATTTATCGAAGAAATTAATCAGGAAATAAGTCGATGTGAGGAATGTTATAGACGTGGTGAACGCGCCTATACAATTGCTAAAGCTTGTAAGAAGGACGAAGTTCTGAGCAAAGATAAATGTCGTATATTTTACGGTAATCCTATAGCACTTACATTTTTAATCCGTAAATATTATTTACCTATTATTCGAGTGCTTCAGATGAATCCTCTTGTTTCAGAATGTGCTGTTGGTATAAATAGTCATGGTCCTGAATGGGACGAATTGCACCATTTTGTTTTTAAACATGGTAAAGATCGTCTTATTGGAGGGGACTATGGTAAGTATGACCAAAAGATTCCTTCACAGCTTATTCTAGCAGCTTTGCGTATTATGATTGATTTTGCTAAGTCATGCCAGTATTGTGATAGTGATATTACTATAATGGAATCAATGGCAGGTGATATTGTTTACGCATTAATTGCTTTTAATGGTGACTTAATAGGACTTACTGAGGGAACGCATATTTCTGGTAATTCTTTAACGGTTGTTATAAATGGTATTTGTGGTTCATTAAATCAGCGTGCATATTTCTATACATTATTTAAACCAGAGTCTTTTGTTTTACGTAAACCTTTTAGGGAGTATGTAAATTTAATTACTTATGGGGATGATAATATTGGATCTGTGCATTCTGATTTACCTGAATTCGGTATCAAAGGTTTGTCCGAATTTTTAGCTGAATACGGTCAAATTTATACCATGCCTGATAAAGAAAGTGAGTTAGTCAGATTTCTCAAACCAGAAGATTTTGAATTT